AGGCAGTCTCCACATATCTTTCTTTGGATCTAAACCATATTCTTTTGCAGCTGCATTTAAAATGTTTTCATCTTTACCAATACCAATATAATATTTAGATAAAGTATTTAGTTGATAAGACAATCTATTCTCATCAATTAAAGATGCTGCTATCATTGTATCTACAATTTTACCTTTAACAATAAGACCTTCTGTTCTCAACCAACACACATCATACATTGCATTATGAAATATAAATGTTGTATCTGTTTGATTAAGTATATCTTGTAACCAAGAGTAAACTAATTTCTTATCTAGATTGCCACCAGATTCATGATGAATAGGAAAGTAACCAGACCATCCTTCAACAGCTACAGCAATTCCTGCAACGTGTCCGTTACCGGTAACATTACCAGATCCCAACTCTATAAGTTTTGGATCATTCGTTTCTAAATCAATTGCTATTTCCTTATATCCTTGAAGATCTTTTAATTCTTCTGGCATAACCCATTCTGTTTCTGGTGTGAACAGAGGTATTTGAGTACTTCTCACGAGTAATCCCTTTCCAATATCATTTCTAAATAGTGTATTGCCTTCTTCACGTCCTCTTCTTTTCCCTTCGACTGATGTCTACATATGTATTTTATAGCGTTCCCTTCTGCAAAAAGCAACTTGTTTTCATTTATAAAATGTGCAGGTTGAATTTTCATATTACGATAGTGTTTCCCACCGACCTGCTTTTCTAAAGAATCGTATGTTGTACCTTTAAATAGATCTTTGTTGGTCATAGTATATAAGCACGATCAAAGTTTTTAGGATCCAATACATGTAATTCACGCTTCGCTCTCGTCGCTCCAGTATAAAATAATCTATGCAATTCATCTGGATCATTACTAAATGTTTCAAGAGCTGCATTAGTTAAGTCTTGCATTAATAATACTTTGTCGGCTTCTCCTCCTTTCGCTCCGTGTATGGTTGACATTATTATACGAGGGTTTTTATTTATCTGTTCTCCATTCGCCCTCATATTACGAATGTAGTTTTCAGTTATGGTATCTAATCCTTCAAAAGATTCGAACCATACTTTATCGGTTATTAATCCGTGTTTAGCTTTACAATCTTCTAATGTATATTTTTCTTCAGAGTGCAATGTTTTACCTTTTCTAAATCCTTCTAATACATTTGCTCCTAAATATTCGTAAATATTTTTTATCTCAAGATGATTAAGAAGTTCTCCTTTTCTCCACGATTCCCAATTGTTTAATGCTAACAATAATTTTAATGGTATAGAGTTTCTTCCTTTGTATTGATAGTACCACCCTTGAAGTTCACATAAATCTTTTACATCATCTAAAAAATAATTAGCCGAAGATAATACTAACCAATTACCTTGAGACATATCTACTTGTGTAATGTCAGAGTATCTGCGAAGAATACCTTCATCATCTCTAGGTCGGTATTGTTTATCAAATCTATTTTGTACTTTACCTATAATGTGTTGTGATAGTTCGTGTATAGGTCCACCAGGTATACGGTAAGATTGTTCTAATGTTTTAATGTCATCAACTTCTTCTTTGAGCGCTATAAAATGATCCACATCTGCACCTGCCCACTTAAATATAGCTTGATCGTCATCACCTGCAATGTAAGTTTTGTTTGCATTTGACCAAAGCTTTCTAACCATATCCCATTGTATCAACGATAAATCTTGTGCCTCATCAATAAACAATACTTCAAATCTATTTGTAGATTCCTGTTTAATAAAGTCTTCTAATAAATCATTAAAATCTTTAAGACCTTTTTCTTTTTTAAATCTTTTTAGTTCTTCAGATAAAAGATATAAAGTATTGCGTTCAATATCTAAAATGTTTTGACGAGAATCATAGTATTCTAACAAATCCATTCTCTTAACTGCAGCTGTATTTATGATTGTTAAGTATTCATTATCAGAATTAAATGTACCATCGTCTGCAGAATAAGATGCAGTCTTAATTGGTATGCCACACTTTTGACCAAACTCTTTGTAATCTTCTGTCTTCATCATTTTTTCTTTTGTCATTCCTAATTGTCTGAATGCATAGGAATGTAATGTTCTAAAATTATCTAAATCATTCTCTACATCTAAACCAAATTTAGCTGCGGCTCTAGTGGCTGCTTCAACAGCTGCTTTTCTAGTAAAAGAAAAGTATCCTATTTGTTTAGGTCTAATGCCCTGTTGTATAAATTCATCTACTAAATTTAACAACGTTGTTGTTTTTCCTGTACCCGGTGGTCCTAGTATTATTGTTCTCATATTTTTTTAGTTTCCTTTCTGCTATATTTAACTTTGCTTGTAATAATTCTACTTCCTTTGTTAGCTTGTCTATCTCTTTTCTAAATCTTAAATGCCAATTAATGCCCACATCTTTAGAATACTTCATTAAAATAATCCTTTTAAAAGTCCTACTTTAAAAATTTCTTCTTTAGTTCTTGCTCTGGCACCTTTAGAATTTTCTGATCGAGTTACAAATCTTAAATTGTTAAGTCTATAGTTCCATGGTTTACTATCTTTATGGTCAACCACAGTCACATCATAATCATATGGATCTAAATTACCTGGATTTAAAAAAGCTCTAGCTGCTAGTTTATGTATACAAATACTACAAGTTCTAGTGCCACCTTTTTTAGTAGTATCTGTTGTTCTTAACATTACATAAGGATACTCAATAGTATCTCTGATAACTACGTGATGATGTTCTGAAACACCTTTGTCTCTATAGTTTGTATTTAAAATGTAGGGAAAATCTATTGTATTTAATCTTTCGTGATAACCATAAAAAGGATGTCTGCCTTCTGTTGGGTAAATAAAATATTGATTCTTAATTATATTGTGATTGGGAATTATTTCTGCAACATCAATTGGTTTAGTATTTGTTTGCACATTTTTAAAAACTTCTTCTTTTTCCATAAAGAGTTTTAGTTGATCATCTTTCATTAGAAGTTATCCTGTTGGTAAGCGACTTTAGATAAACTAGCTTCTATCTTTTTCATAGTTTTAATCTTTATAAGTCTTGGTTGTTGTTTCTTAATTGTCATTCTAGTTTCTTCTATAAATATATTTTCTAATCTTTTAATTAAATTTCCTGTTTTTATTTTATCCATATCCCAATGATTTTTTTTACAAAAATTATAAAAGTCCTCCATTCTAAAATAAGTAAATTCTCTTTTGTCATCTGTGTATGGTAATTTATTAAATACATCATCAAGAGTTCTTGCAGCTTGTCTATTAGTAGTCCAATCTTGAAGTAGTCCTGTAAGTTCGTTTATAGGATCTAATGATTCTAATGGTTCTACTTCTTGTAAATTTCCCATCATTGGTTTTAAAAAATATTGTTTCCAATCTTTTGGTTTTGGCACAGGTACAATTAAGTTTGCTTGGTCTAGGCAAGCTAATGCAAATAAAGGTGGACTATAAAGTTGTTCTGACTTTAATTCGATCCGCGTTCCACTAACATCTAAAAACCATTGTGGTGGATTTGATTTGTATTTAGTTAAGTTACCCAATACAGGCATTTCTTCTTCACCGAATCCTACACCAAATCTTTTTGTTCTACATAAACCAGATTGACATACTGCATTAATCGGTGCATCTTTACATCTATACTTATCATAACCTTTTCGATTAACTGATTTAATTAGTTGTTGAACTTCACTATTACTTAATGAAGGTTCCATATATTTTTGATTTGCTTTTACAATTTCATCCTCCCAAGTATCTGGCATAGATTGTTTGTAATAAACTGCTATGTTAAATAGTGCATTGTTTCTAGAGCCCTCCCCAAAACCTGTTGTTGCAAGTTTATTCAAACAAGGAGGACCACTAGGAAATGCTTCTTCTATTTTTTTTTCTTCCGTTTTAATTTCTTCAACGGTTTCTTTGGTGCAGCTGTAAACATCATAGAGCTTATAAAATTCCTCAAGTGTACAACCGGTGCCATTATCGTTAATAGCATATCGTAATCCTTTCATCTCATTGTGGTAGGGAAGATTTAAAAAGTTACCTGTATCCCCACGTTCTACAAGTATCTCTGTTTGTTTAGGAAATATTTCTGAACCTTCATATCCTAAAACTTTTGCAAATTGTTTTAGTTTTGATTGCATCAAAGATGCAGGAATATTTTCTTTGGTAAATAAAAAAACGTGTGCTCCACCAGATTTAGATCGGCAGACTATTAAAGGAAGTTTAAGATTCCGAATACTTTTAACGAGGCTAGTATGATCAAAGTTATATTCGTCAATATCAATACACCCCCACCTACAATCATTGTTTTCCGTAATGGGGATGATGCCCAAGGCTGGACCTTTTCCTGTGAGATGGTTTTCCCAGAGTTCGTCGGTAACTGGTTTACGAACAATAAAAGCTTTGCCTTGTTGCTTTCCGTTTTCGCCGCGATTTCCTGGTTGATATTGTCCATATGCTATTGTTAGTCCACTAAATATATTTTTGAATTTATCTTTTTTCATTATCATTTCTAAATTTTTTGTAAAGGGGGATTTCTCAATCCCCCTCTATTTGGACTAGTACGGAGTTGAATCCGATACTTTCTCTTCCACATCTGCTTTTGTCTGCACGTTACCTTTAGAAACATTTCCAGAAAAATCCTTTGCACTTAAATACAAAGCCTTATCTGATTGTCCTAATATTCTGTCTTGTGTAACAACCCATCCATACCAAGAACCTTTGTCGTTCTTTTGTAGTGTAGATGCTAGATTATACACAACCCCATGCATCGGTGGTATCACGAAACCACCTTTTCCGTCAGGTATTTGTATGGTTTTCATCATAGAATTCCATTTTTTACTGACATTTAGTTGAGTTGATTTCATAGTAATCAGAGCTGGAGTATAACCTCCAGTGCTTGTCTCAACCATTACATAGTAAGATGCCGTCTCTTCAAGATAATTACCATTTGGTAATCTAATCTTTGAGCCGTCTCTCTTACCTGTTGTGATTATCGGACTGTTCGGTAAGTGGATAGCCACAGGAGCACCAGGTCCATCCCCTCTATCCGACCACTCTGGATAATCTTTCTTGTAGTAACAAGGAATAACCTTGATACCTTTCTTACCATCGTATAGTTCGCTGGTAACAGTATTATAGATCATACCAGGTTTGGCACCTTCTATATACTTTGCATCACCATCAGTTACCTGTGGTGATAGCTGTCCCAAGATTCTGACAAATGGTAACGCAAGATCATCTTGCGTCATATTATCAAAACCTTTAGCTGCATCATTGCCAAACAGGGCAATAGATCCAGTGTCTTTTTTAGCCATTACTTCATTAGCCATTATTTTCCTCCATTATTTTTTCCGGCTTATTTTAGTTTTGTCTTTAATCCATGTATTAAAGACTTCAGAAGGCATGTCGAGACCGGCCTCGACACGCTCCTTGAAAAGGGCAGTCAATGTAGCCCAGGCCACATCAGATTTCTGTTGTGGTTCAAACCCATTTTCTGCCGCAAGGTTAAGCAATTGCTCCGCCTTGTCATCTTCTCCACGACCAAAAGTTACAAAGACATTGTTTTTAATAATATCCTCTAACTTATTGTCA